TTAAGGCCGTAACAAAAAAAGAAATCAAAATTATGGAGCTCGAGTCTGCAAAGCACGATCTCTGGTTTCTGCGTGAGTTTGAAAAGTTCTGTAAGCATAAGGCATTGAGAGATGCAATTTTAGCATCTCCCGAAATGCTTGATCAGGGTAGATATGGTGAAGTCGAAGCTACAATTAAGGCAGCCGTGCAGATTGCATTGGTTAAAGATTTGGGACTTGATTATTTCGCTGATCCGAAGGCAAGACTTGAGGCACTTAGGGAAAATAAAGGACAATGTTCAACTGGTTGGAAGTCTGTCGATGACAAATTGTTCGGTGGATTAAATAGGGGAGAAATAACAATCTTCGCTGGGCAATCTGGTGCAGGTAAGTCATTGTTCTTGCAAAACCTTGCGGTTAATTGGGCAATGGCAGGGATGAATGTTGTATATCTTTCACTAGAACTTAGTGAAAAGTTATGTGCAATGCGAGTTGACGCAATGATTACAGGATATGAAACACGCGATGTTATGCGTAACATTGATGATGTTCATATGAAGATTAGGGCTTCGCAGCAAAAACATCAAGGTTCTTTGCGTATCAAACAGATGCCAAACGGTTGTACAACTAATGATCTTCGTGCATTTATTAAAGAATACGAAATTCATTCAGGGAAGAAAGTTGATGCAATTTTAGTTGACTACCTTGACCTTATGTCCCCGATGAGTAAAAAGATTTCAGCAGAAAATCTGTTTGTTAAGGACAAGTATGTTACTGAAGAATTGCGTAACCTAGCGGTTGAACTTGATATAATCACAGTATCTGCTTCACAATTAAACCGTGGTTCATACGAAGAAATTGAATTTGATCCAAGTCACATTGCTGGTGGTATTTCAAAAGTAAACACAGCAGATAATGTTATTGGTATTTTCACAAGCGCAGCAATGAAGGAAGGTGGAAGATACCAAATCCAATTCATGAAGACACGTTCCAGTTCTGGTGTTGGTTCCAAAGTCGATCTAGCATTCAACAATAAGAGTTTAAGAATTAGCGATCTTGAAGAGGATGCTGATAATGCCATTACAGCAACTTCAAAGAATATATATGAACAATTGAAAAAGAAGAGTGTTGTTAGGTCGGGGGAGAAATTAGATGCTGAATCTGGAGAGATTACTAAATTTACTCAAAATGAGACAAAGGTAAACCCATTAGAAGGTGCGGCAGCATTGCGGGCATTCGTAAAGAAAAGATAAAATATTGGTTTAGCTGATAAATAGTTAAACGCATTTGGAGTCGATAAATTGTCTATTAACCGCAGAAGCCGCTCAATTCTTGAAGAAATTAGTGCCTATGTTCCTCAGAAAAGCAAAGAAGAGCTAATTGAGGCAAGAGCACAGCACATTATAGTTTCTGCTATTAATTTGCTAGAATCTATTGACGAATCCTTTTCACCCGAAGATGCCGAGGCATTAAAGAAGCGTTTTGTTTCCAGTATACGCGGTGCTGATCCTAATCGCTTTACAAGAATGGTAAAACGTATCAAGACGGGATTCGAGGGAGATGAAGACCTCGATGGCCATTGATAAAACACGTCTTACTAAGGATTGGATAGATTATTTAAAGAGCAATCAAATTGCTGTATCATCACAAGCCGAACCAGGTAAATTGGATTACAAGAAAAAAGTAACATCCGATAATCTCTCACACTTCCTGGAAGTTAAGACAGACTTTAATGAAGAGCAGATTAGTAATGCTATTCATATGGTGCTTGCAAAAAAAGCACAAGGTGGCGGCCCTGCCAAACTACAGAATAATCCGACTGCAGGTACTTCTGTAGCAACACAACAAGAACGTCCTCAGCAACAGGCTCCAAAACAGATCGGTAGTAATCAACCCAAACAGGCGCCGGCCGCACCAAAGAAAAGATATAGCAAAGATGATGCTACTGATGTTGAATATAGGAATGTTAATGAAGAATTAAAAGATGATACAGCCTATACGCTAGATGAGAAAGATGTAGAGGATATTTTTTCTATTCTAACTTCGGCAGCACCAGACACTAAACAAAAACAGCGCGGCGCAGCACCAGGAACGCCTACCGCGGCCAATCCCGAAGAGGATCAAGCTAAGAAAGAGGAAGAGGTTAGGAAATTAAAACGAGTAATACGTGATAAAATGTCTCCTGCTCAACGAAAAGCATTATGGAGAGTATTAACAGATGCATAATCTAAATGAATCACAAATCAATTCCCCTGATGTAAAGGCAATCTTTAAGGGTGCAACCGATCTGCGCAATAATCCGAGCGGACTAGGTAAGATGTTTAAGAGTTTAAGAAAAGATAAGATAGAGTTATCTGATCTTCAACAATCATGGAAGGATGACGGATTTTCGGATGACACACGCGATATTAAGCGTATACTGTTAAGTCAGGGATTTAGTGAAAAGGAAATACAAAAAGTCTTTGCTGAAGTGTTTGGAAAATCGGATACCGATGCTGGCTATGAAGAACCTGTTGCCAGTCCTGTAATTAACAAAATTGCAGAATATGCAAAGAAGAATGGTTTAACTGATTCACTTATTGCATTCATGGAACAAGAGTTCGGTAAAGAGCTAGGACTTGGAAAGAAAGCAACAACCGAAGATATAAGGCATATCTTCACAAGAATTTTAGAAGAAGATAGACCTAACCGTTATCTTCTTATCAAGGAACAAGAAAAGACACAATTTGGCCGAAAGAGAAAATGATCATAAATGAAATATCCAAAGGCATAACACACATTGAGGATCTTAGTGTAAAAGAGTTTCTAAATACATTAAAGAATATCTCGGAATACGAAATTACCGAAAAAGTAGACGGATCACAAATTCTTTTTGGTATAGATGGTAATGGATTTTATACCTCTCGTGAAACCAAAGGTGGTACAAGGATATACGCTGCTGAGGATTATGGTGTAAGTTTTCAAACAACTTACATGCGATCCGCGCATGCATTGCTAGAACATGCTCTGCCTCAGTTAAAGAGTGCTGGATTGAGGAGGGGTGACCAGGTTGAAGCTGAAGTATTGTACGGCGAACTTCCTAATGTTGTGCCTTACTCCGGAGATACAAACTATCTAATCTTCCTGCGCACCACTGAGGGAACCGTTAATATTGACCGTTTGAAGCAAAAGCTTGATGAACAATCACTTTCCATATCTCTTGTGTCGCCCTTCACTGACGATGGAATGAGTATTAATCTCAGGGAAGAGACAAATACCTGGGTGTTTTCTCGTGCTCCTTTGTTGGAGAATAAGTTATCACCTAATTTGTTATCTCCATATATTTCTAAAATAGAAAAAATTCTTAACAAGAAAGACCCTGTAACTCAGCAACCAATCGGCGTGTTATTAGAAACTCCGTTAAATAGAATTCCACTATGGCTGAACGGGGAATGGAAAGAAATTAAGGAATATATAAAGAGAGAACGGGAATATTCTTATATACCTATGCTTGAAACGCATATTAAGCACATAAAGGAAATTCTTCTAAATCATCTAGTAAGAAATATCAAAAGCGGATTTGGCCCACTTGTTGAGGATGGCGGCTGGATCGAGGGTGTTGTACTAAGACACAAAACCACCGGTAAAATGGTTAAACTTGTCGATAAAGAAGTGTTCGGTACAATACGCGAAGCTGCCTGGAAAAAGCGTAATTCAATAACAGAAAAAGCTAAGGGCGTGAATAGTTGCTCTAGCTTTATGGGCAGAGTATTACTAGATATGGCAACCGCACTCGGCCATCCCGAATTAGGTACCATGCAAGCAAAGAACTATTTGCGTAAGGCAGGAACCATTACCGAAGATAGAATTGATGCACTCTCGGTTGATACTGATTTCGAATCAGTTAAGTCCTATTGGGTATCTTTACTTAATATCAGAGAATCGGATTTAAGCCGAGAACTAGATAAATATGCTAGAGATGTGAATGAACCTAGAGTAATAAGACAGAGAACTCTTGAAACATTCGCATTGACATTTGAGAGAATTAGAAATCTCAGAGATAACACGCTGAAGGCAGCCAGTATAGATGGACTGTTTATTGCGTTGGTCGGAAAGCAATTAGGTGATATTTGACATGAGATTAGATGAGATTGTAACATTGAATGACGTGCTAAAAGCAGACCAGTATATGAAAATACTCGGCATGATAAGCACTCGTGCAGGAAATAATATCAATGTTACTCGTATCAAAAATCAAGTAATTCAATCTTGGAAAAAAGGAATGAAGAGTCGTAAACACTACGATGATCTCTTATCCAAGATTGACATAAGCCTAAACGATCTTATTGATTAAGTCCTTTCGTTGTTCAACGAAATTCGTGACTTCTGCTGAATAATAATATATACTATACATTATGGATAATGCCCAGCTAAAAATTAACATCCTGCGAAATTTTGATTTTGCATTTAAGATCGATTGGGAAAATCCAGATCACAGGCGCGTACATACATATCTGACTTCACTAACTATGTATTTTGGTGTGAAAATGAACGGACATATTTCGACTGCAGGCTCATACCTTGCCTATCGTTTCAACGAACGCGATAATCTCGAACGTTCTATAGATAAATTTAGAAAGTTATTTAGGGGTGAAAATATCGAAACATTCAAGGAAGAATACTGTGATGGATGTTATATTTTTACGTTCTAATGAATTAAACTGGAAAGAAAATTTCCAGCGAACTCAAGAAATAATCAATCAAGACATAAAATTGATAGATGGTTCTAATGCCACATCTCTTAAGAATGCATACGAATTGGTTCTTAATGA